CACGATGCTCAGGGATCAGATACAATCGGCATGGCATGAGATGAAATACTTCCGTACAGAGAGGATCACAAGGACCGAGGTAAACAGGGCGGCTAACTGGGGATCAATCAAGGGAGCGCAGAGCCTTGACTATGAACAAAACAAGGTTTGGCTTAGTGCTTTTGCTGAGGATTCAAGGATATCACACGAGCAGGCCAACGGTCAAAAAATTGATTTAAAAGAATCATTTACTGTTAATGGTGAACAGCTTCAATATCCGGGTGATCCTGCGGGAAGTGCAGGCAACACCATTAACTGCTTGTGTAGTACATATATGGAAATAAAATAATGAGATAATGGAAAAGGTTATATTCAAAGGACTTGAAACGAAGGTAAAGGACCTTAACACCGAAAAAGGGATTGTTGAGGTTTATATCAATGCCTTCAATAATGAAGACTCGGACGGCGATATAAGCCTTCCCGGTTCTTTTAAGCGCACTTTTAAGAACAATGGCAACACTATTCAACACTGGCTGAACCATGACAGAGATAAACTTATTGGTGTTCCCATAAAGCTTTATGAAGATAATATCGGGGCTATTGCCATTAGTCAGCTTAATCTTAATAAAGAATTAAGCCGCGATGTCTTTGAGGATTATAAGCTATTTGCAGAACATGATAAGACACTTCAGCACTCGGTAAGGGTAGCACCTATCAAGTTTGAAGAGACAAGAACGGGGGACAAGTATCTCCGCAGGGTATCTGAATGGAAGATGATCATGGAGTTTTCTACACTCTACGGGTGGGGAGCTAACCAGCAGACACCGCTTATTGGCATCAAAAGTATTGATGAGCTCGAGATCATGATGAGGGAAGGCAATTACAGCGATGAACGAATGAAAGAGATTGAACGAACATACGAACAACTTAAAAGATTACTTATTGACCCGCAAGACACTCCGGCACCGGACCCGTCAAAAGCACTCAATGAGGAGAGAATAAGAGTATTTTACGAAAACTTAAAATTTTAATAAATGGCAGAAGTAAAAACACCCGAACAGATAGCCTCTGAAATAAATCAGAGTATCGAGGGTTTAAAATCACAGATTAAGGACACGGCTAAAATGTCGGACCTTGAATCGAAATTTGAGGAGGTCAACAAGAAGTTTGACGGCCTCATGGACAAAGACGGAAAGCTCCTCTTACCGGAGAATGTATCGAAGATGCAGGAACAGCTTGACGAGATTTCCACACAGATGAAACAGCTTTCTGAGTATCAGACATCGAAAGGGAAGAGCGTGTATGAGCAGATATACAGTAAGACTAAGTCTGCTGACTATAAAGAGTTAATCACTCAGCAGGCTATCAAGGCAGGAAAGGCTAACTTTAATGTTGAGCTAAAGGCTGCCAATATTGATACTGATGATATTAACTCAGGAAGCATACAGACACAGGTTGACGTGGGAGTGGCTAAGGCCCCCTGGCGCAACACCCCTATATGGGACAACATCAATAAGGGCTTCATTGGCGCAGGTCGTGACTCGATAAGCTGGTGGGAAGAAACAACCAGGACTGACTCTGCGGAGTTTGTTACGGAGAATGCTGCTCCTTCATCTGGCAGTGCAAAGACATGGACGAAGCAGTCTATGGATATCAAACTGGTGAAGGATTATACCAAGGTGAGCAGGTCTGCTCTTGAAGACTTTGAATATCTTACCTCTGAGGTCAATGACCTGATAAGTAACGGTATTCCCCGCCTTCGTGAGACACAGCTTCTTGAAGGAACCGGGCTGACTGTTTACCTGAAAGGGATAACACAATATGCCAAGACCTTTGCCTGTCCTTCTAACTTTGACAAGGTGGCTAATGCAAACTCAGGTGATGTGCTTGCAGCCGCTATGCTCCAGGTACAGAATGGCTATACTACCGACACAGCAAAAAAAGGTTTTATGCCTAATCTTATTATGGTCAATCCTGGTGACAAAACCAATATGAGGCTGCTGAAAAACAGTCTTTATAGCTATGTACAGCATCCGATGCTTTCGATGGATGGAAACAACTTCAACGGAGTAACTATTGTTGAAGATCTTGATCTTGACGCAGGACAGTTTATTGTCGGAGATTTTTCAAGGGCTAAGGCTTATGTTAAGAGGGCAATGAATATTTCCTTCCATTATGAGAACGAGGATGACGTACTGAATGACCTTGTACTGGTACTTGCCAGCATGAGGATAGCAGGACTGAAGGTAACGACACCTGAAGCTTACGGCTTTGTAACAGGTACATTTGCTGCCGGTAAATCACTGATCGAAACAGTATCGTCATAGGAGGTAAAGATGAAGAAGATAATTTTTATACTTTCGTTTATTCTCTGTGCTGCGATACTTAATGCACAGAGTACCGCCCGCACGTCTGACACTCATGTCATGGCTGCCGGGGCAACCTATTATGAATATACTGGTGTTGCTGCCGACACTGTTGGCACCGATCAGGATTCATTGATATTTAACTTCTACCCGAATAAGAACTGCCCGGTCATTGTATCAGCAAGGGTAGAAGGTACGAGAACAGGTACTACAGATGATTACGAGATGAAATTACAGGCAAAGGTATTTCCAAATAGCCTATGGCCTGCTGCTGATCTTGCACCTATATCTGTTGACTCTGTTAATTCTGCTACTACATCACAGGAACTTTATCCCCCGTCTGTTGCACTAGATGCTGCACAGGCTGCTGATGTTGTTCCCTTTCGCCGTATCTGGCGTGTGATAGTGGCTTCCGATGGTACAGTCGCTGCTACTGATAAGTTTACAGTGACTAAAGTTATATGGAAAGTTTACGAACTCAAATGAAAGTAAACGTAACATTAAAAAGCGGTGAAATAATCCAGGTGCTTCCACAGGAGGTGCCTGGGTTAAAATCCGCCGGGCTACTCAAAGAAGAAAAGACCGGCGGGAAGACTAAAGAGGATAAGTCTGTAAATGAGACAAAAGAAGATCCTGCACTTAAGGCAAAGAAACAGAAAGAAGCTAATGAGAGGATGACACCCTCTAAAAAGCGGCCTGTTAATATTGGTGCTGATAGCATAAAAAAGGGATGAGATGAATATAAGGATTAAGACAGATACGGGAGACGAGCCTGTAACGATAGCAAAAGCACGACAGTTTGTGAAACATGAGGATGATTCTGATACAGCCGAAATAACACTTATCACAGACATGGTGGCTGCGGTGCGTACCCATATCGAGAGACGTACCGGGCTTTCGCTTGTCGGGAAGACATACGAGGTGTTTTTCAGGTGGGATGATAAACCCTTTATCCTGCCTGTCGGTCCTGTCATATCTGTCGATAAAGTGGAGAAGGTTGACTACCTGGGGACGAAGACAGAACTTACCCTTAATACTGATTATTTCAAGAAGGGATTATACGACATTGAAATAATACCGATGTTAGGAGCTACATCAGACCCTTTAAGGAATGATAATGGATTATATGATCTTCTTGTTACTTTTCAGGCCGGCTATGGCGATGACTTAACAGAGGATTGCCCGGCTGATATTCTTGACGCCATGATGACGCAGGTTGTGCAATGGTACGAGAACAGGGATGACTTCAGAGAACTTAACTTCATAGGGAAGGTAAATAAGATAGTTAATACTTATAAGAAAATGATAATATGAGGTCAACGAAGTGCATAAAGCGCATAACGGTCCAGTCGCAGACTAAGGTTGCCAATGACATAGGGGGTTGGTCAAACACATGGGCGACAGCTTTTACCTGTTGGGCAAAGGTAACACCAATGAGCCGGACCAAACAACTGTATTACGGAATGACCAATTACAAGGAATTTTACGAGGTAGAGGCAAGAACAAGAGAAACAAACATATCAACAAGTAACCGTATTGTTTATGGCGGCAATGCTTATCAGATGGTTTCTACGCCTCTTGTCTTTACTGACCATATAACATTTGACATAGCACGATGAATGAATTTAAATTAGATACTGCCAGGTTTAAATCGGATGTTGAACGCTTCATTAAGAAGAATGATAAAGACTTCAAAAAGGCCGTATTTATGGCTACGTATGACCTTGTTAAGCTCGCTAAGTTAAAAGTAAGGAATCGGACTTCAAAATCAAAGGTTAAGAGCGGCTTCCTGATTAATAATATTGTACCGGAATTTAGTAATGGAGGATTGACGGGAGTTGTAAGAAGTAAGGCTTCTTACTCTGAGGCTTACGAGAATGGCACACGTCCACATACTATCAGGGCTACGAATAAAAGGGTATTAGCCGGTCCTTACCGGGGACGTCCGGCAGGATGGAGAGTAGGAGCCAAAAGTGCAGCAATGGGATATGCTACATACGGCAAGAAAGTACAGCATCCCGGCACGCCCCCTCACCCGTTCATGTACCCTGCATGGAAGTTTGCTTCTAACAAGTTAGTTAAATATATAGCTCAGGCATTATGAAAGCTGCTGATCCTACACACGAGATAATAAAAGGATATTTTGACCTTATAAAGACAGGCATAACATACGGTGGGAATACTATATACGTAGGTACGAAGATACCGAAGAATAGTGCTAATTATGTTTATATCTATCTTGAATCATTGGAGAATAAGTCAACGGCTGATTCGGTTGTTTATTTTGCTACCGTGACAATGCAGATAGTAAGTATGCAAGATGCTGATGAAGGTAATGATACGGTTGTTAATTCGATACTTGAACAACTACTTACTAAATTAGGTGATCCTGCGCTTATCGTGATGACACATTTTAAATGCCTGACAGCTATTTACGGGGATATGGAAACGCTTAATGAGATGGATGAGAGTAAATATATTATAACTAAAAAGTTAAGAATGACGAGTTTTGTTGAACAATTAAATTAATAAGAAAATGGGAAAATTTCCGGGTTACAAAGTAGTATTAAAGATCGAGACTAAGTCAATAGTTGGTTATCGGTCAACAGACATGGAGCTGAGTGCTGATATGGCCGAGGCAACCACTGCCGAATCAACTGATCAGTGGAAAGAATATGTTCCAATGTTTAAGGGAGGCAAGTTCTCTGTGGGTGGATTATATGATCCGACAGCTGGCAGTGATAGTTCGGTAAATGATATTATCGTTTTGCTTGTCGCAGGGACTCAGGTTACTTGTTTGCACGGTGGAACAACCGCTGGTGATGTTACTCAGAGTGCCGAAGGGTTTATTCAGAATGTTAAGATTTCTGGCCCTTATGATGACCTGGCTTCTTATACTGTGGATATTCAGATCACAGGAGCAGTCACACCGGGTACAGTAGCGGCATAATGGAGAAAAGCGAAGTTATATTAAGGCTTCGTATTGGCCTGATAAAAAGAAAAGTAGGTTTCACTTACGAGTGGAAGGCATGGCTCATGGCATGGGATATGACAGGTGGTAATCCTGAAGACTTTGGAAAGCAGCCTCTTGACCTTCAGATGTCATCCCTTGCCTATGGTGCCGCATCATGGTATCAGATGAAAAGAGGCAAGCCGATGAGATACACCTTTGGTCAGGTTACGGAGGCCCTGCTTCGGGCAAGTAAGGCCGATAATATCCGGCTGGCAAAGGCTATGGAATATGCTCAGTTTCCTGAATGGATAAAACAAGGGGAAGATGGTAAAAAAAAAGCCTGAGCCTTAACGATATTTATGACATGGCCTTTAATGAACTTGGATTAACAGAAGACCAGTTTTACAGTATGATGCCCCGCGATACTTATATTATGCAGGGACATGTGATACGAAAGAGGGAAAGGATGTGGGAGCAAACCAGGGAGATAGTTGCAGAAATACATAATATGGCAGGGAAAGTGACAAAGAATAATCTAAGGCCGGAAGAAATCAAAAAGCTTTCTTTTGACGAGCCTTTGCAATTTCCTCAGTGGGACAAAGACGATGCAATTAATCTCATTGATACACTAACAACAAAAGTGATATGGCAAGCATCGTAGGCGAATTAAAAGCATTACTCGGACTTGACAAGAGCAAGTATGATAAGGGTATGAAGGATGCTGAGAAGCAGGGCGATAAGCTTGGAAAGGCATTAAAGAAAATAGGAGGTATTATCGCTGGTGCTTTCGCTGTTGGTGCATTAAAAGCCTGGGGGCAGGAGTCGCTTCGTCTTTATGATAAACAAAAGAAAGCAGAGCAGGGTCTGCTTGTAGCCCTTAAAGGCAGGAGGGATATTCAGGAGCGTCTTATTGCACAAAGCAAGGACTTACAAAAGAAAACCCTTTATGGCGATGAGCAAAGCATAGAGGCTGCTGGCAGGCTGGCTATGAATATCGGGGCTGATGAAAATGCTATAAGAAAACTACTTCCTCTTGTTCAGGATTTTGCAACAGCTAAATTTGGTGGTAATATTATTTCTGCTGCTGATCTGATTGCCAAATCTATTGGATCAAGTACTAACGCATTAACCCGATATGGTATTGAAATAACTGGTGCTGTCGGTTCTTCAGAACGTCTTGAAACAGCTATTGCAGGACTTAATAAACAAGTCGGAGGACAGGCCGAAGCTGCTGCCAATGTAGGTACAGGAGCTTTAACGAAGCTAAAGAATGCATGGGGTGACTTCCGTGAAAGGATAGGGGCAAAGATAATACCAGTCCTTAATAAACTTGCTGACTTCGGCATGAGGATGTTAGATGATGCCGATAAGCAGAGTGTAGCGCTTATTAAAGAACAAAGCTCAGTTAATACTCTTGTCAGTGCTATAACAAATGAGAACACCTCACGGGAAGTGCGTAAATCGCTAATAGATGAACTTCAGAAACAATATCCTGATTTCTTAGGTAATCTTGATAAAGAAAAAGTAACTAATAAAGATTTAAGAGACAGGCTGTCAGAGGTAAACGAGGAATATGGACAAAGAATAAAGCTGGCTGTTCAGCAAGAGCTTGTAAACAAACAGGCCCGTGATTATGCCGATAGTGTGGTTAAAGAGGCTGAATATACAAAGAAGCTTGAAGAGGCAACAAGGCAACTCGCAGAGACAAGGGCTTCATTGGCCCTACCTGAAAATATAGGCTATTATGCTGACCTGAAAAAGGCTGAAGAACAGGAGTCAATGGCGGTTGATGATCTTAACAGCCGAATCCAAAAGCAAAGAGATTTCAGGCAGGAGCTTAATGATAAGAATGCTGAAGCCATTAAGCTGCTTGATATATATAAATCAAAAGCAAGTTCGGGAAGTAGCGGCGGAGGTAGCATGGGTGTTGTTCCTTCCGGTGGCGGTGGTTCTGCTTCTTCTCCTGCTGATATAACCCGGATGGCAGGACCGGAGATGGCAGGTATTTCTCACCTGACAGAATTATCAAATGAGCTTGCTCCACTAAACGATAAATTGCAAGATACTTCTAAACACCTAAACGCAGCACAAGAGGCAGCCGGATTGTGGGGTGAAGAAATGATAGCAGCAGCGGCAGACGGACAGTTATCGCTAAAGAACTTTGCATCTGTGGCAGTTGGTACAGCAAAAAAAGTAATATCCAGCTATATCGCTGAAGGCGTTGCGGGAGCCGTCAAAAATGCGCTTAATCTCCCATTCCCTTTCGGTTTCGCTGCCGCAGGGATAGCAGCAGGACTGGCAACAGCGGCATTTAATTCACTTATCCCTTCGTTTGCTTATGGTGGTACCGTCCCTTCCGGTTATCCTAACGACACATACCCGGCTATGCTTACATCGGGTGAAAGGATATTAACACCTTCACAGAACAGACAATATGAATCAGGCGGAACAAATATTAACGTAACGGTGGAAGGAATACAACGAGGAGGAGATATATATTATGTTGTAAAAGAGTATGAACGTAAAAAAGCAAATAGTTTTTAATGGCTTACGGGATTGAATATTATCATGAATATTATGACAGGGGAGGCACCCTGAATAGAATTGATATACTCAAAGATGGATATGGTGGCAGTAGTTCGCTCATAACTCATTCAACGGGCAATCCTGTTGTCACATCACATACAAGTAATAAAGATGAATGGGAGACAAAAGTCATACAGGGACAGTCATTGACATTCAGTTTTTTTGTCTTCCCTGCCGACAGTGATAAATATGATACTATACTTGCCAGTAATTATAAAGACTACCAGATAAAATATTACTATGATAGTGATCTTGTCTTCCAGGGATGGGTCAAGCCTGAGAATATATCGAGGGAGTATTTACGTAGTAAACACGTTATCAGCCTGACTGCTACCGATGCTCTTGCTGATCTGAAAAATATTGACTTTCTCGATGACTCTGATCAGATCATATCGGACAAGATAAGCATGATTGAGATATTGAAATATGCGTTGCTTCCGATTGGTATAGAGCTGGACTTTAAAATACAATTAGGCACTTATGAATCTAATCTCATGGCTTCTACTGATTGTGTCCTTGAGGAGATTGATATTGACTGTCGCAGGTTTATTGACGAAAAGGGCAATCCCTTTAAATGTTATGATGTCATTGAGTGGCTATTAAAAGACTATAATGTTAAACTAAAGCAACAAGACGGGTATTACCAAATAACTAATCATCATGAAGGTGATAGTTATGAGTTTGAATATGATTTTGCAACACTGACCCGGCAAAGTCGAACGGCAAAGACAAATATCATTGATCTTGCCAATTATAAATACCAGATTAATGCAGAGCTACAGAAGATATTTCCATTATTGAAGGTCAACGCAACATTTAAAAACAAAGACCTCGGTGGCGATATAACCGGAATGGATTTGACAGACTGGAACTCTGTTTGGGATCTTAATTTCTATGGTCATTCCGTATCGGGTAATATCGTTACTCTGACAAGTAAAAGCAGTGTATCAGAAGAAAATTCTATCAATCTGACTACTGATTTTAATGTTACTAAAATTACAGATAATGATTATATCAAATTAAGCTTTGATCATCAACTATCATGGTATAATGGCACTGATTCGACTCATGTAAATATTGAGATTGAGATAACACGACCCGATGAGTCGGTTGTGACTTTCGCTTCATATATATCATGCGTCAGTGATTGGTCACATTTCGATAGCCCGATAGCTGATGCTTTTAAAGTAATAGAGACAGGGGATTATAATGTCAAGATTAAGTTTGTTCCGAATCCTGCATACTTATGGGACTGGGACAGTATCTCTCCTATCATATCATTCAAAGTTAAGACAGTCGCCATATCAAAGCTGATTGACGTAGGTAGCGAGAACACTGGTAATGTTGTCTTTGATAGGCTTTTTCAACAGACTTCAGGGCAGGGGATAGCATCTTTTAATACTGACCTGTTGATAGCTGACTCATTCCAGATCACAGAGATAGGAGCCATGCAGGCTTATACCGGTGGCGCATGGGTCAATACATCTGAATGGAGGACATACGGGCATACAGAAGATGTTCCTTTGGTGGATATCTATTGTCGCAATATCCTTAATAACAGATATTCATATAAGAACTATTTGAGAGTGTCTGTTTTTGATGAGAATAATACTATTAGATTTGATAATATATTGACAATCAAAAGTCATAATTATGTCATCCTTTCTATTGACACGGATTATAAACTTGGGATTAAAAACGTAGAACTCATTGAACTTCTTACAACCTATCAGTCTTATGACGCCCTGGGTTCTGCAAATCTTGATTCTATCAATGGTGAAAAGATAACAAGCTCTACGGTTATCAATACTGGTGATATGGTTTATCCTGCCGCTGGCATTCCTAAATCAACAGGCACAGAATGGGGATCTTCTATAACGGATAATTCAACTAACTGGAACACGGCTTATTCATGGGTTAATACCAATGGTGCTAATGCTATAACGGCTTATAATGACAGGATGAAGTGGGATGGTGGCGCAACAGGATTAGTAGCCGCAACGGGCAGGGCCTCTTTGGGAGCCACTACGGTAGGCAGTAATATATTTACCCTCACTAATCCGGGAGTAATATCATTCTTACGTATGAATGCTGATAATACAGTGACAGCTCTTAATGCCGGGTCTTTTCGGACGGCTATCGGTGCCAGCACTGTCGGGTCGGCATTATTTACATTATCTAATCCGGGAGCGATAAGGTTTCTTAGGATTAATGCCAATAATTCAGTTACGGCTCTTAGTGCTGCTGACTTTAAGACTGCACTTTCTTTGGTCTCTTCGGATGTAGGACTTGGTAATGTTACTAATGAGAGCAAGGCTACAATGTTTAATGATCCTACATTTACTGGGTCTGGATCATGGGACACAAACACTCTTTATATAGATGCGGTCAATCATAGGGTAGGTATTGGAATAACTTCTCCTTTATCAAATGCTGAAATAAGAGGCTCCACGGGAGCAATACTGACTTTAAGTTCATCAGATACAACAATAGCAGCAGGTGAGATAGCGGGGCAGATTAATTTTTGGAAAGCAGATACATCAACAGGTGGAGCAGGAGTAATAGGTTCTATAAGATCGGTTGCTGTAGATGCAGGAGGTAGCTTTGGCATGGGATTTTCTGTAGGTAGTGTAACCACTCCTAAGACAGATGCTTTGTTTATAAGATATAACGGTAATGTAGGAATTGGAACAACTACACCAGCTGCACCATTAGATGTGGTTGGTAATACAATTATAACGGGTCAACTAATGGTTTACGCACCGTAATGGCACTTGGAACGACATATATAGAAAAAGAGGCACTGAAGACTTATCTTGGTGAGAGTACGGATGACGTACTGGCTCTCTGCACATCGGCCAATATAAACAGGTTCTCTAAATACAAACCTATTCGTGATGCCGGTCTTGGTGTGAACTGGCCTGCGGGATCAGATAATCATTATGGTCTTGATCTTGCTAATAACTGGGCATATCTTCAGCCACGGGGATCAAAATCGCCGGATGAACCAGGGAGGCCACTTGACTTCCGGGGCTACGAGCATAGTGAGTCTTTAACTCTGCCTCCTATCTATACAGAAGATACAGGGCCAACAATCCTTCATCCCAGTGGAACGCCTTATTCTTATAACTTCTCACCCATACCGGTTTATGACAGTGCAAGTGACGTAAGGATAAGAACATCAGATTTGGGTATTGATGGATGGTATCTTGGTATTAAACTTGTTGGTCTTCCCGGAGGTCCCTGGTATAAAACAGGCACACAACTAAATAGCACAGGTGGCAAGGCAATAAGTTTCAGCACCGAAATGACGGATCCCTCAACGCCGGCTTATTCTAACTGTCCTTATGGCATTGGTAATGATATTGAATGGTATCTTATTATTTCTGATACACAGAAAAGCACATGGAGTGCATCGGCACCCACAACATATTATTATCTTCCTACCGGATCGTATGGGGGGCTTACTATGGTTACTTCAGGGACCTTTGATATAACTGACTGGGTTGCTATTACACAATCTGGGAGTATTGATTATACAATGTTATTCACTGCCGCCGGCGGTTCACAGGATGCGACTGTGAAATGCTCTTATGCTGGTGGTCCTCCCGACTGGACTGTTTATGATAATGCCTCATGGATAACAACTGATACAATTAGTGCTGAGGGAGGCATACATATTTCTGATAGTCTTGTTGTTGATGGTAATGCAGTGCGTGTTACCGCTTCGCCTATTAATGACTATTCTGATGTTGTCTGTGAACATGATACCTCAGATGGTTATACATGGACTATGGGGTCTGAGTCAGGAAGTGTTAATCCTGATCTTGTACGTGCTAATGGTGCTGTCATTATTACCTCGAATGGCCAAAGCAAGAATATTGTTGTCAGCCAGGGTTCAACAGGTGATGATCAGATAAGTTTTAGCTATAGACCTCTTGAAGATGGTAGTGACTTCCCTCCGAGTGGCGCAACAATAAATTATCAAATATTCAATGGTGCAATACAGGTATATCCTTCTTCGGGATGGGCCTCAGCAACAGGTCAGGGCGCTCATACTACAAATAATATTGGACCCCTAACTATGACAGAGACAGCACAAAATGACACATACACCGTTAAAATAAAATTGATGTAATGAAGTTAAAATTAAACATACCGGAACGATTTGCGTTACTCAGTATTTTACCTGAAAAGGAAAATTATCTTACCTTCAGACTCCTTATGGATTTGAAAAAAGAACTCGGATTCACTGAGCAGGAGATAAAAAAAAGTGGCATGGAGACTAAGGGTAATCAGGTAGTATGGACAAATGGCAATATCATTAAGACAGTCGAAATACCTGATACTATCGAGGCTATACTTGTCGAAAAGCTAAAAGAGATAGAAAAGAACAAAGAGATCAATGAAAATAATGTAACTTTATACGAGAAAATAATACTTAATAAAGATGGACGCAATCAGTAAAATAGCAGGCGAAGGACGACAGATTCTTCATACCGGAGTAACCGAGTGGACGGCTCCGACCGGGTACCAGGCTTATGGTATTAAGATACGTGTTGATGCTACACGTATTGACACGCTGGACGAGATAACAACCGGCGGAGGTACGGCAGCCGCAAAGACAGACTATACATGGGAAGGTGTTGACACACTTCTTGCAGGTGATATCATTAATTTTGAATATCCGGTTACGGCAATCACCCTTCATGGTGCTTCTGATAGTA